AAAAATATTTATTTATAATGATAAAAAATTATACTATTTATTTACAAAACAATGTGTCCTCAAATTTTGATGACAAGTTAATATCCAATTCTAGTAACATTAGAATTTTAAAATATGATGTTGGTCAACACATTAAAGATCACTCTGATGTTGATGGAACTATAAGGGCATCATGTACTTTAAATTTAAATGAGGATTATGAAGGTGGAGAATTTAGATTTTTTAATGGTAGAATTAAAGAATCTTTTAAGACAGGAGATGCAATGATATTTCCAGCAGAGCCTATATGGATACATGGAACTGAGCCTATTACTAAAGGTGCAAGATATTGTATAAATTGTTTTTTACATGCATGATAAATTTTTTAGATAAGAATAGTAAGACAGGTGAATGTAGAACCAGTTTAAATGTTACATATCCCAGAACTGTTAACATCATATTTGGACACTTTCCGTATCCTGAAATAATTCACGATTACATAATAGATATAAAAAATAATTTAAAAAAATCTATGCATGGGTATACAAATGTAAAAGGAGGCATGACAGATTGGAAACATTTTGTAAACAATAATAACTTTCAAAAATTTTTATCTTTTTTAATAAACAAACATCAGACCACACACCCAGAAATATTTGAATATTTTTACGAAAAAAATTTTGTAGCTGATGCATGGGGTAATGAAATGAAAAAAGGAGACAGTTTAACTCCTCATAATCACCCTTGTTATCATGGTATATTGTACCTTACAGAAGGTTGTGATTTAATTTTACCAGAATTAAATATAAAAATAACTCCAAAACCAGGAGACTATTATTTGTTTCCACCATGTATACTACATGGCTTTGATGATATAGAAGATGATATGACAAGATATAGTTTAATATTTAATATAAAAGAACTAGATCAATTTAAATTTAATAAAAAACTAGAGAGTGTAAATGGATAAAAAAATTAGTATAGAAAATTTTATAGGTGTATACGATAACTTTATAACTGAACAAGAATGTAAAACTGCAATAGAATTATTTGAAAACCAAAGTAAGTTTAATAATGTCATGAGTAGATTGCAATCTGAAAACGCTAGTTCTATTGAAAAAAAGGATCTACATTTCTTTGCACAAGAGGGTAATATAGAAGTTTGGTGGGATAAATTAAAGACCATGATGTTTAATTTTGATGTGGCTTTTCAAAATTATTTAACTCAAACCGGTGGAAAAGAAGGGTATGGTGTTGATAAATTTTATTATACAGCTTTGAAAATACAAAAAACAAAACCTACAGAAGGTTATCATATTTGGCATATAGAACATAATAGAGGAAGAGATAATGAGGGCAGAGCTTTTGTATTTTCTATATATCTAAACGATGTAGAAGATGGAGGAGAAACAGAGTTCTTACATTTTTCAAAAAGAGTAAAACCAAAAACTGGTAGAATAGTAATCTGGCCTGCTGGTTTTCCTTATGTACACAGAGGTAATCCACCGCTTTCAGGTAAAAAATATATTTTAACTTCTTGGATGATGTTAAGTTGATGAATATGAACTAGGTCTTGGCCCTAATCTTGCGATTTTTTCTTCTTCAGTTTCATATATGGTAGGATCATATTCGCCATCAGGATCATTTTTAAGTCTTTCTTGATCTAGAGTATGCTCGTTATCTTCATCCCATATTCTTTGTAATTCTCTTAAATGAGCAAAGTCCCATCTGTTTATAAACTCATCGAAAGATCCAAGATTAGCATCAGCATATGAGCTATGTGGTGTACCATCTCTATATTCTACTTGATCTGTTTCCGGTGTAACTTCATATTGTATAGCCCAAACATTTGCAAATTTAGACTGATTCCAAAAAGCATCATCATCTAAAATTTTGTAACCTGTAGGAGTTGATGCCATATCACCAGAACTTTTTACAATTTTTTTATCTTCAAATATTACTGTCCATGTAGAATTTTGCATAAATCTCCTAAGTTTTTATAATATAAATAATAGTTAAATATGGTTGCAAAATAGATACGTTGACAGCGTGAGCATGACCAGTCCCTGATCCAGCAGAACCTGTGTTACCACTAGCTGTAGCTGAAGGTGATGGACTTATGTGAGGGTTTGCACCTGGTCTAAGGTTATTTGAAGTTGCACCTCCACTGTGTGAGTGGGATGCTAATTCTGCTTCTGATAAAGTATGATTGGCTGTATTACCAGACGCTGTATTTGCTCCGCCACTAGATGCCAAAGCTTTATTATTTGATTTACCGACTGCAACATTGTCTGATAAATTAGGTAGGTTAAAAGTTGACGCTCCATCTCCAACTCCATAAGTCGTACTTATAATTGCAAATAAAGCTGAGTATGTTGATCTTGAAACTGCTGAACCATCACATTCTAAAAATCCAGATGGAACAGATGAGGAAGACCATGGCACAATTGTTGCCGTAGGAATACCCTCTATACCTGTTAAGTTAGCACCGTCAAAATCATATTTTGTAGCTTCGTAATTCGACATAATATCCTATCCTGAAGTATAAGAAGTAGGTCTAGGGCCTAATCTACTTTCTTTCTCTTCTGTAGTTTCTGTATTACCATCATCATCAAATATATTATCATTGTCCCAATTAGTTTGCAACTGAACCAAGTGAGCTGCATCCCACATTGATATAAACTGTTCTCTAAAATCTCCTAAACCTGCTTCATTCCAACTTTTATGAGGAGTGGTATCTCTATGTTCTACAGCATCTTTGTAATCTAAGTCATCCGTTTTATATTGAATAGCCCAGATGTTAGCAAATTTTGGATTGTCCCATAATGAATCATTTATTATGTAACCTGTAGGATAACCCGAATCATTTTTTACATCTTGATTTATGACTGACTTGTCATCAAAAACTACTGTCCAATTTGCATTAGTTGCCATTATATCTCCTACGTTTTAATAATATATATTACAGTTAAGTAAGGTTGTAAAACTGATGTTGCATCACCTGCAAAATTGTGTGTATGCCCTGATCCTGATCCAGCAGTACCAGTGTTAGAACCTGGTGAAAAGTTTACAGAGGTGCTACCACCTTGTGATTGCGTAAGTCTACCACTATTACTAGCTGTTGTCGGGTGACTGTGACTTGCAAGTTGTGCGGTTGATAAAGTAGCATTAGCAATAGTTCCAGTTGAAGCTACAGTATTCGCTCCACCTGTAGATGCTAAAGCCTTGTTGTTTGATTTTCCAACAGCTACGTTATCAGCTAAATTAGGTAAATTAAAAGTTGATGCTCCATCACCTGCACCGTAAGTTGTGCTTATTATTGCAAACAAAGCTGAGTATGTGCTTCGTGATACAGCCGAGCCATCACATTCTAAAAAACCAGACGGCACTGAAGATGAAGACCACGGTACAATAGTAGCAGTTGGAATACCTTCAATTCCTGTGAGGTCTGCTCCAGAAAAATTGTATTTTGTTGCTTCGTAATTTGACATTCATTATTTCTCCGTATACGTCCAACCAGTTGTTGCGTCACCTGAGAATACTAGACCGAATGCTGCTCCTTGTGTATTAACAGTTAAGTTGGATGCTGCGTTTGCAATATTTGATCCGTTTCTTGCAATTACTAATGCATTTGAATTGAAATCATAACCTTGATCAACAAAGTGAACCTCATCACCTGTAGCAGGTGATGCTGGAAGGGTTACGGTCACAGATCCAGAATTTGTATTTACAAAAAGTTTTGCACCAGCTTGAACTGTTTCTGCTGCTGTTATTACTCTCCATTTTCTATATTCATTTGCTTTTTCAATGTTTGTTCCATCTGAATATAACACATAACAATTACCTTCACATAAAAGTACACCAGTTCCAGATGCAGTTTTAAAAGTTAATGTGAAGCCTGCGTGATCAGTTCCATCTACTACGTTAAAAACTTTTTCAATACTATCTGGTAAAGTTACAGTTCTATTTGCAGCGAGTGTGCCTGTAAATTTTAAAGTAGCATTTCTTGCATTTGATATTGTAGCATCAGTCATCGCTAAAGTTACATCTGATGATGCAACATCAATAGCTTGATAACCTGCTATAGCTTGTTGAACTAATTTAAGATTAGTATTTGTTTTATCACCCCATGTACCGGCATTTTCTCCGGTAGCCATTAGTTCGAGTTTTAAATCTGACGAAAAGGTGGAAGCCATAATTTTTTATCTCCTATAATTTGTTATTTTACTTAATGTTATAAATTTAATCAACCCTATGCCTAAGCAGCATCTTTCCATGTATTATTTACTCCTAAATCAATCTCTTGCCATGGGGTTACATTTACGTCATTTGTAGATGATGTTAGAGATTGCCCCGTAGGCACTACTAAAGCATTACCAACTGTTGATTCTTCACCCATAGCTGTTGTCAAAGAAAGCCCTGAAACACCAACTAATACCTGAGGAAGAGATGCAATACTTCCCAATGATAGAGCCATGGACTGACCTGTTAAAGACTCGTTTGTTGTTTGTGTTAAACTAAAACTTCCTAGGGAAGAAGTCATTGATATGCCAGTTACAGGCACATCTAAGAATAATCCAGAAGCCACAGTTCCTATTGAACTTGTCATTGACTGACCAGATACTGATTCTGTAGTTGTTTGTGATAGTGAGGTTGAACCTAAAGAAAGGTTCATTGTATGTTCGGCTACAGTGATAGATAAATCTTGATCTACTTTTACTGAAAAAGTTCCAAAGGTTGAGGATAAAGCTTGTCCTGTTACTGATACTGTAACATCAGTTGTAACTGATTCAGATCCGATCGCAGAACTTAAAGATAGTCCAGTATTATTTTTAGCTGAATAATTTACTCCCCAAGCTTGATTTCCAAACGTATCTCTACCCCAACCTTCTCCTATTAGGAAAGTTGGATCCACTGTGGATGTACCTACAGACAGAGTAGCAGAGCTACCTGTTACTGGTACTCCAATATCTACAATTTCTGTGCCGATTGAGGTTGTTAAAGATTGTCCTGTTACTGTAATATCAAAAGAGATACCAGCAAGTTCTGTTCCTACTGAAGAAGTTAATGATTGTCCTGTGCTCGATACATTAGCATCAGCAGTGACAGTGGTCGATCCAACGGAGGTTGTTAAAGATTGTCCTGTTACATTTTCAAAAGGTTGTAACTGTCCCCAGGCATTAATGTTCCATGCATCTCCGCCCCAACCAATTTCAACTATACCTGTAGATGTTACTTGTCCAACACTTAGAAGTGCTGCTATGCCAGTTGGTTGAGCTGTTATATCTCCTTGTCCAGCCCAATTACCTTGATTCCAGCTTAGTGCACCCCAAGTGTTTGACATTCATAAACCTTACGCAATTCTAAGAATAGCAGCAGAGGTAGTGAAAGCAGGAAACTGAATAGTAAAAGTTCCTGATGTCGCTGTTTTGTCTCCGCCAAAATCTAAAACTGCAACAGCATCAGTAGTGTTTGATCCACCAGCTGTTGTTGTGTTGTAAATTAAAGCACCTCTTGCT